TAATGTAAATATATTTTTATTGATATTATTATTATAGATTTATATAATATAATAATTAATAGTTTTTATATAATATATTATTATATTATAATTATAATATATTTTTATATATTTGTAAATAGGAAATGGCCCCAAAAGGCCTAAAAAAAGGTCATTTTAATAATATTGAACCCCATACCCATAAACACCAGAAATTTTATTCCCTAAAGTAAAGTGTTATATTTGTATACATTAAAAAGATATTAATGTCATATCTATGTCTCTAATTTTTTTTAAAAAAAATAATGCATTAAAAGACATATGATATATTTGTATACATGGGGTTTACAATTTTTTGTTTTTGTTTTACTTTTAAACTATACACACTCTAAAATTTAACTTTAATTTTTTATATGGCTTTCTATAATTTCTCTAACCCATTTAAACGAAAAGAAAAAAAGCAAAATAAAAAAGAAACTCGACCTCTTGATCTTCCTCAATTGATGTCAGAATTGGGAGTCAGAACGTCTACAGTTATTGGTACATATAATCAAGAAGAAAATCCGGATATAAAATCTCCTGATACATATATATCGATGCAAGAAAATGACGGTACTGTCAGATCAATTGTTCGTATCTTAACAATGCCTATCGTTGCAACTCCTATTAAAGTAGTTCCTGGAGAAAACGATAAAGGCGAAGCTGAATTTATCAAATCAGTTTTTTTAGGTTCACAACACGAAGGTGGAATGTCAACTTCACTCCCTTTTGTTATTTCTGATATGTGCCGAGCTATTTCTGAGGGTTTTAGACTGTTCGAAAAAATTCCCCATATTATTGAGAAAGGAAAATGGAAAGGAAACTTAGGATGGAAAAAACTCGCTCCTCGTGATTCTACCACGATAACTCTTCGGTCTGATAATCATGGGGGTTTTAATGGCGCAAGACAAGTTGCTACATTTGGCACTAACGTCGTGTCTGTAACTCTTCCTCCAGAAAAATGTTTACTATATACTTTTCAAAAAGAGAGGCATCCCCTCTACGGCGAATCTATTTTAAAAACAGCTTATTATCATTACGATAAAAAACATAAATTATATTATTTAGCACATAAGAAAGCTGAAGTTGATGCAATCGGTCTTAAAATATTGAAAATGGTAGCACCGAATGTGTCAAGCGCTGAACGTACTGCAGCAGAAACTGCAGTTGGTGAGATTGGAGTAAATACTCGAATTACAGTGCCTCAAGGAATGGAGTTAGAAATTGACAGATCTCCAAGTGGATATAGTGTAATGGATATGATAGACCACCACGATGGTCAGATTAGGCTCTCAGCGTTAACTCAGATCACCCAGATGGGCACTTCTGGTAAGTATGCATATACCTATGGTAAGGGATTTCAACATCAAAGTGAATATTTAGCACAAGTTCTTTCCTCTATTATGAAATCTATGACAGATACCTTGAATGAATGGGCAGTAGCTCCTCTTATAAATTGGAATTTCAAAGGTTCTTCATATCCTTTATTGCAATTCGCACCGCTAACTGATGAAATTCAAGTAATGCTTTCTGATATTTTCTATACAATGATAAAACGAAAAGACTTTTCTCTTCCAGAGGAGTTTGAGAATAAAGTGATTGATAGAATGTCTGAAAAATTAGGTTTAGAGTATAAAGTAACAGGAAAACAAGACGCATTGAAAGCTTTTGAGAATGGAAAAAGAACTATGGCTGATAGTTTAGGTATCCCAGCCCCTATTACTTCTAAAGAAGTTAAAAGCAGTTTACTGAAAAAATACGTTAATTTAAAAGATAAGAGAAATCTTTTAGAAACATTTGAATTTTTAGGTAAAGACTTTACTCTTAATGCAATTAAAAAAACACATGTTTAAAATTCTTCGATTTTTAGAACCTTCAATAGAGTGTACTTATTGCGGGACTCAAAATAAAAAAGGTCGCAAATATTGTTGGAAATGCGGGAAACCTTTAATTTATACTGAAGCATGATTTGTCCAAAATGTAAGAAAGCTGGAGTTAGAGTACATAAAAATGATAAAGTTCATTGCTCTTTTTGTGATTTTATTTTAGAGGAAAGTTCAGAGTTACAAAAGAAAGTTTTGTCTTGCCCTCTTTGTAAGGAATTTAGTATTAATGACTATTGTTCTCATTGTGGTTATACCTTTCAAGCAGGTAAAGATTATTAATATTTGTTGTATTAACTAAATTCGATTTTTTCATTTTTTTCTATATTTGATGTTTTTCCTGTTTACAAAGAACTTAAACATAGATATAATGCTAATAAGTAATCGAAAAAAAAAAATGCCAACTGAATTTGATACTTGTGTTAAATCTGGCGGGAAGGTTCGAACTGTTTCTGGTCCATCTGAAAAAACAATACCAGGAACAAAAACGAAATTGAAAAAGAATGAGTACATTCGTGTTTGTATTGACGCGGATGGTGGAAGGCATTGGGGTGAAATCAAAACTAAAGAAACAAAGAAAGCTATTCTCCCTACCTTATATGGTTTGCATCGAAGAGCTCATTTATTATGGACAAATAAAAAGTTAGATACTTCTACAACTATAGTTTTGCATGATATAGTTTTACGAGAATATGAAAAATATAATTTAATCCATAATGATATCGATCTTCTTGATGATGAAAATAAAAGACATAAAGAAGTATTGTTAAGTGATTCATTTACAAAAGGAATGTATCGCGATTCAAAACAATCTTCAACTTCTTTTGAGTATGCTCTATATTGTAAGTTTTTTAATTGCCAAGTAAAAGATATTTATCAAAATTCGTTTGAATTAGCAGGTCCGCTAAAAGGTACATACCTTGCTGGTAGTAAATCTATTTTCTCAAGTTTTAAATTGCTTGAAACTCGAAGTTTTAATTGGAATGGTCAAGAACAGCCACCACAATATAAAGTAATTAGTTTGAATTCAAAAAAGTCTGATGATTTTCTAGTTTCAGGCACAGCTTTTTATCAAGTAGACGAAACAAAAAAAATAATAGCTAAATATAGTCCAACTTTTTTTGGGATTGAAGTTTCTTTCATTAGTCATGCTAATGATAAAGAATGGAATAAGAGTCTTGTTTCTACTTTGCATTCATGGGTTAAAACTAATAATCATTTAAAGAATGAAAAATTTTCATTGACTGGCAAGTTTATCGAAAAGACTGATGAAACTTGGGATGACATCGTGTTAAATGAAGATATTAAAAAAGCAGTAATTAGAGTTGAAAAAGTTCTTACTAAAGATGGAAAAGATTCTAAGAGTCGTGGATTATTATTTATGGGACCTCCTGGAACTGGTAAAACTTTGTCAGGTAGAATTTTGATGAATAAGTTAGATTCTACTTTCATTTGGGTATCAAGCAAAGACTTTAGAGAAATGAATCCAATCGATTCTTTAGCTCTTGCGTTTGAATTAGCAAGAGATCTTGCTCCAACTGTATTATTTATTGAAGATATCGATACTTGGTTGAGGTCTTACATAGTAGATTTATTAAAAACAGAATTAGATGGATTGACTCAAAATACTGGAGTTGTTACTATATTAACATCGAATCATCCAGAAAGCTTGCCTGATGCTTTGTTAGATCGACCAGGTAGATTTCATGACGTTTTAAAATTTGATCTTCCTACTGAAGAGTCAAGACGAAAAATATTAGAAAAATTTGTAGATGGACTTGATAAAGATATTATTGATGATATTGTTAAAAAGACAGAAGGTTTTTCTTGTGCTCATATGAGAGAGCTTATAGATTTTGCTAAAATCAGTGTTGAAGACGAGGATATTAAAATGGAAAAAGCAATAGTACAAAGTCTTGGCAAATTGCAAAGACAACGACAACTTATAGAAGAAATTAAAAATGAAAGTGAAAAAGTCGATGATGCTAAATCAGAAGAATTATGTTAAAACAAACAACATCAGAAGTAAAATTTGAGCTTGATATTCTTAAAGCTCAGAAAACTTCAAAAAAAGGAGATTATGTCGTTGTTGGCTATGCTATGACTTATGATATAGATTCAGACAATACTATTATCTCGAAAACAGCGATTGAGTCTGCTAAAGACGATCTACTTGAGTATTCAACTGTCTTGTTTAATCATGATGTTGAAAGACCTATTGGTAAAGTTGTAGAAACTGAAGTTGATGAAATTGGTCTTTTAATTAAAGTTGTTATTTCCAAAGAAGAAAAAGAAATTTGGAATAAGGTTAAAGAAGGTGTCATCAACAAATTTTCAATAAAAGGTCGAGCGACTGATTTCGAAGAAATCGATGGTCGCAAAGAAGAAGAAGAAAAGATACTTAAAATCAATAAACTTGAATTATTCGAAACGTCTCTTGTAACTGTGCCAGCTAATGTGAAAGCTCAAACTATTAGTTGGTATGTGTCAAAGGCGTTAAATACTAATATGTTAGATAAAGTAAAAACTAAAACAGCACAAAGCTTTGATTTTTCTGACGAGAGTGATACTCGACCAGTCTTTCAACTAAATAATGGACCAAGCGAAATCGTTTTAGAAGATGATTCATTTCGAAAACAAATTTTAAAACTTGGTAAATGGCATTATTGGGGGATTGAAGGCGGGATTTTGGATGTTACAAAAGATAAGATTGCTATGATTGTTAAGAACTTCAAGGCTAATGTGTTAGATCATGTTTCAATTCCATTGACACATACTAACGATCCTTCAAAAAATACTGGTGAAATCACAGAGCTAATTCCGACAAAAGATGGTTTAGATGCAATATGTAAGATTAAAGATAAGAAAGTGCTTGGTAAAATTACAGCAGGTTTAATTAAATCTATTTCTCCAAGTATTGATACGAATTACCAAGACAAAGAAAGTGGAAAGTTCGTAGGACCCGTTTTGTTACATACTGCATTAGTGCATCAACCTTATATCAAAGGAATGAGAGATTTTGTTGAACTTTCTGATGAGTTTAAAGGCAGAACTGTAATTCAATTAGAAGATTCAGAATTAACAACTACTCAAACATTTGAAGTCATGAAAGACGTCTTGAGTAGAATTGAAGACTTGCTAATTGAAACTAAGAAAATTGTAAAGGATAAAGATGATGAAGAGACTGAAGAAAAGACTGACAAAAAGACTAAAGAAATTAAAGATGAGACAGAAGGATTCACAGATGTTGAAAAATCAGCATATACTGAGTGTATAAAGAAAGAAACAAAAGCAGGAAAGTCAGTGAAAGATGCTGCTGGGATTTGTAAGAAACAAGTTAAAAAAACAATAGAGGAAACTGAGGAGGAAGATGATGAATCTGAGTCCACAGAAGAGTCTACTGAGACAGCAAAGCAAGGAGCAGTTGAGCTTGCTGATGCTGAAAAAGTGTATGATAGACTTCTTAAAGAAGGAAAATTAGTTCCTTCTCAAAAAGAAGCTGTTTTGCAGCTTTTAACTTCTAATAGTGAAATTGTTCTCGGAGACGATGTAAAAGTCGGCGTCAAAGAAACAATTATTTCATTTTTAGAGAATCAGGCCAAAGTAATTAATTTTGAAGAGAGTGGCACAGTCGAAGCAGATAAGCCTACATCGACTGAACAGACAGAAACACCTGCGGTTATGCCAGCAGATGTTCGTGAGTTTTATACAGATAAAATGGATCTGTCTGATGAACAAGCTGAAAAAGCATGGAAAGATGCGAAAGATGAGCACATTGGGTCTGAGAAAGAAAAATCAACTATTTTTGAGTAAGTACAACACAAAAAACAATGACAGCATTAACAGATAACTTAGAAGCTAAACGACAGGACGGCGAACTAATTGCAACTCTAGTTAAGAGCTCTACTACTATTTATAAAGGAGCTTTGGTGGTTGACTTGGCAACAGGTTATGCTTCACCAGGCGACGATGGTAGTGGATACATCTTTTTAGGTGTAGCTATGGAGAAAGCCGATAACTCTTCTGGTGCAGACGGCGCTACAAAAGTTAGGCTTTACAAGACTGGTGTTTTCGAATTTACGAAAGCTACTGCAGTTCAGACTGATTTAGGGGTTCCTATGTATATTCATGACGATCAAACCGTTGGTACTTCTTCAACTAATTCTATTTTGGCAGGGTATTGTGTAGATATCGTTGATTCTAGCACTATCAAGTTAAGAATAGACGTAGCAGTAAGATAAAAATATGCCAATAGTAAAAACAGATATACCAAAATTATTGACTTCAGGAATGAAAACTGAGTTCATGGGAGCATTTGAAACAGCTACAGCCGATTATACTAATTTGGTTACTACAATTAAGTCGAAGAAAGATCAAGAAACTTATCCTTGGTTAGGTGGTGTGCCTAAAATGAGAGAATGGAAAGATGAGAGAGTGCCTAAAGGGCTTTCCGAATATAACTTTAGTGTAATTAACTATGATTGGGAAGATTCAATTGCTGTTGATAAAAACGCAATTGCAGACGACCAATATGATCAAATCAAACTTAGAGTTAGAGAATTAGGTGTAGAAGCTAAACGATTCTTTGATGAATTAGCATTTGGTCTAGTTTTACAAGGGCATAGTACTACAGGAACTGGTACATTCTTGAACAAAGCGATTACTTGTTATGATAGCAAAGCGTTTTTCGCGACAGATCATTCTGAAGGAGCATCCGGAACTCATTCAAACAAAGGTACTACAGCTTTAACTGCAGCATCGTTGAGAACAGCAATTACAGCGATGAGGAAGTTTAAAGACGATCAAGGTAAACCAAGTCATGTTAAACCAACATTACTTGTGGTTCCGCCTGATCTAGAGTTTACAGCTAGGGAACTTCTAAATTCAGCGTATTATCCTGAAGAAGGAACTACTACAAATAAACTTGCTACTAATGTTTTGAAAGGAATCGTAAATCTTTTAGTTACTGACTATCTAACTGATAGCAATAACTGGTATCTATTTGATACTCGCAGAGTAATGAAACCTATGATCTTGCAAATGAGACAAGCACCAGTGTTTACTGATCTTGTCGACAACACCGAAAGTGCGTTCATGAGGAAACAAATTTTCTATGGTGTAGATTGGAGAGGTTTTGTTGCATGGGGAGATTGGCGAACTGGTTACGGAGCAATCGTTACCTAAGCTTAGTCAATAGTTTAATTAAGAAATCCTTGAGTTCTCTTGTCATTCAATTATCTCTACTCCTTGCAAAGAGTGAGTGACAAGAGTGGAGAGGCACTCAAGCATAATATTATATGAGTCAAAAAGACCAAAAAATTAATATAGCTATTGGTGTTCCAACTATGGGCATCATAGATTATCGTTTTGCAAGTGCATTACTAGCATTAAAAGTTCCAGATCAAACACGTATTATTTGGTTGCCACGTGTTATGATAGACACTAGTCGGAATATGATCGTTGAAAAGACGTTAGAAGATCCAGCTAATACTCATCTTTTATTTATTGATGATGATATGTTATTTCCTCCAGATTTAGCACAACATTTATTATCTCATGACGAAGATATTGTTGGTGGTCTTGCATTTAAACGTCGTGAAATGTTTGAACCTTGTGTTTACAAGAAGAAAGATGGAAAATACTTTCCAATTTTGGTTAATAAATATACAGAAGTTGACGCTATCGGTACTGGGATTCTTTTAATTAAGGCTAAAGTTTTTAAAAAATTAAAGTATCCATGGTTTGAAACGACATATGACGCAGATGGTACTCATTGGTCAGTAGATTTCGACTTTTGTAAAAAAGCAAAAAAGGCCGGATTCAAAATTTATTGTGATCCAACTTCAGATATTCTTCATATTGGCGATCCACCAACAAGAGGAAAACAAGATTTTTTGAAGACTCTTAAGGATAAAAATATACAATTAGATAAATTAGAAAACCATGTCAAAAACGACAGAAGTAATGCCAAACACAAATAGTTTAGTTTTTACGGGAATTGGTAGTATCGCATGCATAGTTTTAACATCTAGTGCTAGTTCTGCATCGACTCTTACTATATATGATAATACAACTTCTTCTGGTAGTGTCTTAGTTACATTGAAAGCTGCAGTAAGTGCGTCAGTTGTAGCAGAAATAACAAATAAAGAATTCGGGACTGGTGTTTACGCTGTTCTTGCTGGAGCTGATTCAAGAGCATATATAGATATTAAATAATATCATGCCAAAAGCATTATGTGTGGGCGTATACAATCCTAAAAATATATGTCAAGCTTCACCAATGTGTGGTGATCAAGTCTTTGCGAAGGGTTTAGAAAAAAATGGATATGAAGTAACTAGATTCGATTATAGAGCAACACAAAAACCAAATGAAGATTTAATAACAATTACTAAAAATATAAAATATGATTTATTTTGGTTTGGAAAGGCAGAACGAATAACATTTGAAACTTTAGTGCAACTAAGAAAAGAATTCCCAAATGCTATCTTTTGTAAATGGGGCGCCGATGTTAGAGATGAACCTCCAAAATTTGATATTGAACAAGCAAAGTTGATGGATTTTTTCTTTGGAACATATGGAGGTGAATATCTTAAAAAATATAAAAGTGATACAAACACAGTAGCTTCGATTGTTACATTCACTGATTCAGATTTTTATAAAAAGAGTAGGTATAAAAAAGAATGGAGTTCTAACGTTTTATGGACAGGCAGAAGAGGCTTTGGTGATAATAATATTCGAAATAAAGTTATCGATTATTTATTACAGAGAAAAGATACTAAGGTTTATGGTTTAAACGAATGGTTGTATTATCCAGAATATTTGTACGCAATTGAAAACACAAAAATAGGAATTGGTGTTAATAGTTTTAATCGACCAAAATATTCTTCAGACAGATTAGGCTCTTTCATAACATTAGGAACTTTTTATCTTTGTCATTATTTCGAAGGAATAGAAGAAATTTTTGAAAGAGGGACAACTTTAGACTGGTTTATGTCTGTGGACGAATTAAATGAAAAGATAAAGTTTTATTTAAGTCATGATAGTTTGAGACAAGAGATTGCAAAAAATAGTCAAAATTTTATTTTAAAATATTTTGATTATAAACCATTAGTTCAGAATCTTTTGGAAATTATTAATACAGGTAAATCGAACTTCTCTTGGACTGAAATATATTAAATAAATTTTATGCCTCTTAAAGGATACAAACAAATTGAAGAGCATACACAAAAAATAAAAGAAAATTGTAAAGGAACTCTTGGAAAACATTGGAAAATAAAAAATACTTCAAATATGAAAGGCTGTCAAAATACACTTGGCAAACACTGGACAGTCTCACTTGAAAAACGACAAAATATGGGAAATAAAAAAGGCGTTATATTTTCGGAAAAGCATAAAGAGAATATGAAATTGGGAAGTAAAAAGAAGTGGGAAAATCCAGTATACCGAGAAAAGCAAATTAAATTAATTTTGAAAGGTTCTCATACTAGTCCAAATAAATGTGAAACATTTTTGAATAACTTGCTTCAACGACTTTTGCCAAACCAATATGATTATGTTGGAGACGGAAAATTTATAATAAGTGGAAAATGTCCAGATTTTATAAATATTAAAAAAAGAAAATTAATCGAATTATACGGAGATTATTGGCATCGGAATGATAATCCTCAAGATAGAATTGATTATTTTAAGAATTTTAGATTTGATACTTTAGTAATTTGGGAATCAGAGTTAAAAGATCTTGGCGCTGTCAGAAAGAAAATAATTAATTATAATAAACATAATTAAAGTCTATAAGACTTATGAAAAAAAGAAAAATCGGCTTTATTTCTTCTTGGGCAGAGTGCGGTCATGCATATCTGACAAAGAATTTTAGAGATGCTTTATCAGAGAAGCATGAAACTTTTATTTTTGCAGGTCAAAATGCAAGGCCTGGGTCAGGGATATTGCAAGAAACGACTGGGATTTGGGACGTGCCTAATTTACATTTAGCGCCATATCCTTATTTATATATCGGTCAGCATAAAGAAGATGTTGGCGAGTGGATAAAAAAGAATAAAATTGATATTGTTTTCTTCAATGAAATGTATGATTGGCCTTTAGTAGAATATTGTCAAGAACGTGCTAAAGTAATTACATATATTGATTATTTTACTGAAAAGTGGATACCTTATTTCGA